TCACTGTCCACCCCCTTTTGCTTGTGCCAGCTTGACCAGCACAGCATCCGTTTCGCCCGGCGAGACGCGGGCGTAATGCTCGATGACGTTGGCGGCGTGGCGGATAGACCACCCCATGTGATTGGCGATTTCAGACAGGCTCAGGCCAGCGTTGAGCAACCGTGTCGCGGCGGTGCCCCGGCAATCCTGCAAACGCAGATCGCGGCTCAGGCCCGCCTTGTCGCGCCACTGGCGCAGGCCCTCAGAGGCCCGGTGTTCGGTGAGTTGATTCCCGCTGGCATTGGTCAGGATCAACAGACGGTCGCGCGGCGTGGAGTCGATCATCTTGGCCAGTTCGGGCGTGATAGGGATATGCGCCAGACGGCCCCGTTTGTTCGTGCGGACCCGCAGACGCCGCCCCGCCGGGGTTTGCTCCACCGCGCCCGTGGTCAGCTTAATCAGATCGCCGGGGCGCAGGCCGGTTTCACACGCAACGCAGAGAATGCGGCGCACCCATTCCGGGGCCTTCGCGTCGATTGCCTCACGATCCGCCGGGGTCCAGACGATCTCCGAGCGGTCCACCTCATAAAGCCGGGGCAGTTTGTGGCAGTGATGCTCCGACAGCTTGCCCTCTTCCACCGCCCAATTCAGGACGCGGACGGCATGGGTGCCCGCCATATCGTGTTGCTTGGGCGAGTGCTTCCACTGCGCCCGCCATGCGTTCACCTCGCCCCGTGATCCGCGTTCCTCGAAAATCACCGCCGGGGCGTCGTGGAAGTGCTTGGCAAAGCGCAGCGCCCACTTGCGCAGATCAGCCTTGGACCGCTCGCCTTTGGGCATTGCGGCACTGTCCAGAAAATCGTCCACCAGTCGCGGCACCATGAGCGTGGCTGGGGCTGGTCGCTCGACACAATCAGCAAACGCTACGAAAAAATCCGGGTCGGTTGGGTTGCGCTTGTCGTCCTCCCAAAACTTGGGGGCACCGCGTCCGCGCCATGCGTAGAAGTGGAACCGGCTTTTTCCGTTGGCCAGCTTACGCCGGACCCGATGGACACCCTTAGGAAGCTGCATTGCGTTTAGCCTTCCACCTGTCCAACTCAGTCATGTTCTGATCATCCGGCCCACCGTTGCCCCACTGGATTTCGGTGCCATCGGAGCACTTGATCGTGCCTGTGGTGATGCCCTCAGCTTTGAGGCCCTTGGCAATCGCAATCACGTCTTTGGGGAGAGGGACGGACGGGCGAGGCATTAATCGTCGGCCTCCAAAATCTGGAAGAGTTCCTCGAGCACGTCATTGAAAACCTGCTCGACCGGCAGGATCAGCATAGGACGCCGAGCCCAATCCTGATCGCTGCCACGCTTGGGAACCTTGAAGCCAAATGTCGTTTCGCCCCAGTCAAACGGGGTAAGGGCGCTGCCTTCTCCCTCGGGGCTGAGGTGCAAAAGCAAGCGAGTTTCCCTGCGAAAACCGTCCGGCGTCTGGTGAAGGTGTACGTTCTCGCGCCGCAACCACGCGTGGCAATGCTCGGTGACGTGCTTGGCAACAGGATCAGCCGCAGAAGGGTCGACAGACAGGAGCTTGTTCAAGTCGCCAATGACGCGCAGGCGCACCACATCCAAGGCCGAAAACATGATTCGACCGAGGCGGCTTTTCTTGCCAACGGGGACGATATCCCGGCGCATCCAGTTCCGAATGTCGTTCTCGGAAACCTGAGAAACTGCCGCCGCCTCTGCTACGGTGAAGGCGTGTTCATTGGGGTCAAAAGAAGTCTCACCAATGGTTGTCATGCGCGTACTCCTTGCGTCACGTGACAAACGATACACTTGTCACGTGACTAATGCAAGTATCGGTTGGCGGGAATTTGTGTCGCCAGGCGAAATTACACCGTTTTCGCCGCCAGCTTCCGCTTCTCAAGTTGTTCCACGTCGGAGATCAGGTCCCCAAGCATGGCGCGGGCGGTCTCAAGGGTGTCTGCGACCCCTCGGCGATCTAGAGGCAGGCTCGCCCCGTCATTCTCGTGCGCCATCCAAGCGGTCGAGATGAGGGCATGCACGCGGTAGGCTAGCAGGCTGGCGCGGTGCTTTTCGATATACTCGCGGTCAGCGTGCTCATCGACGTAGGCGGGATTCAAGAAGTCGTACTCTTTGAGTTCAGCCATTGTTCCGCACTCCTGTGGTGTTCACGGAGTCAAGGGATGCGTTCAGGCGCGCGGCGCGTTCCTGGGCAATCTCAAGGATGGGTAGACTTTCCTCGGGCGCTACTGAGAAGTAGGCGGTCGCAGCGTCCAAAAGGCTCTCGATGATGAGCGCCCCGTCTTGAAGACGCTGCCGGTCAAGGATGGATTTGGTCATGTTCATTCTCGTTGTTGGCGGCTTGTGAAGGCCGTTGCCCGGGGCGTCCGGGTGCCGGGGTGTTCACAACCTCCAACGAGAGAGGCACAACGTTTTTCCGCGAACGGTCTTGCATAGCGTTGTCACCCCGACCTATGTTGGCCGGGAAGCAACGCCGCCAAGCGTTCGCTCAGTTCGACCGACCACTGCGCCAACAGTGGAAGCCTCGCCAAAGGTTTGCGGTCTATCGTTGTCAGGGTTGTGACGCCCACGGACACAAGCCCACAAATCAGCGCAGAAATCAACCCCCACTGGGGCGGTTTCGCCTGTGCTCTTCCAAGTTGGAATTGCGGGTTCCGGTGTCGCAACTTGCGACAGGACAGGTTTTCGCCGGAATTGGTGTAAACTACCCCATGCTGGCCGAGATGCGGCTGGCTGAGGAATATGACGCCGCGCAAGAGCGGGGAGAGGCGGCAACGCGCCAGAATAATCCGGGATCGGGGCATGTTGGCGACGACAACATGCCCCTCGCTACCGCCGCCGATCTCGGCCTCCGCCGCGACGAAATCCACGAAGCTCGCAAGCTGCGCCGCGCCAGTGTCATAGGAGGCCGATGGCCGCGCAGTCTCGGGGTTTGCCCACTCACCGAGTAACGGGGTTGCTTTCGGGCGCTGACCCGAAGGCGCAACCTGCCTATTCCTGCCAATCCACCAGCTTGAGGGCGGCGTTGGGATCGATCCCGGCTTCCTTGGCTTGGGCGAGCAGCTGCACAACCGCCGCAGCCGCACGGGCACGGCCACCAGCATCGAAGGCTTGCAAGGGCCGCATCACGTCCAGCGTGACCGCCGATCCCAGCTTGTCGCTCGATTCCTCAGCCACCATTTCGGCCATCGGTTGCAGCACCCAAGAGGCGAGGTGGCGTTGTGCTTCCCTGACCATGGGCCCGGTTGTGGTCGCGTTGTTCAATCCGGGCAAGATACCGAACGCCCCGCTGATCTGGTCCCGCGCCTGGTCCAGCACTTTGTCCATCATCGCCTTTTGCAGGTCCGGGGTCAGATCATTGGCCCGCCAATCCTGCGCCGGGGCCGGTCCACCCGCCGCCTGCACAGTCACCGATTCCCGAACCAGCACCCGGCCACGTGATCCACGGAAACCCCGCGCAATGTCCGCTAGGTCGGTTTCTGGTGTCTCAGGCATGGGCACGATGGACGATCCCAACGGCGCGTCCCCGTAGACCTCGACCAGCGCCCGCTCGATGACTTCCAACAGGTCCGCCGACAGGCTGGCCCGCTTGAGCGGTGCCGTGCCATACCACGGTTGCGAGGCGTCCGCCCCGATCCGAAAGTGCAGCACCTCCTGCGCCAGCGCCGTGACGGCCTGCCCACCGCCCGCATCGGGCAGGGTCAGGCGGTAGGCCGTTGGCCGAGATAGCCGCGTGGACAAGTCCCAATCGCTCGCAGGCACAAGGCCGTTGTCGGTGATGTAGAACACCGCTTCACCGCGCAGGGCCAGCATCCGGCCAGCAAGGGCCAGCGTCCGCTTGGTCAACAGGTCGGTGCCGTCCACATCGGCCACGCTCAGGCCGTTCTCCCAGAGCGTGACCGCGCCTTGCACGGTGGCCGTCAATTCAGCGCGGCCCGTGGTACCGGTGATGTAGGCCGTCCGGGCTTGGATCATCTGCGCGGTGTAGTTGGACGCCGCGCGCGTCTCGGTCTTGCGTTTGAATGGCCAGATCATTTTTGCCTCCGATATGGGCGCAGCAGATCAGCCGCCCCGCTCAGTTGAAGCGCCTTGGCCGCCCAGGCGGACACCGCCCGTCCGCCGCCATCGCTGTTGCTTTCAAAGGTCGCGGCCTCGGTCTTCACGGATTCGGCAATGCCGCGGCTGTATTCGTGGAGCCGCTTCCAAGCCTCTTCGACCGCCGGGGGCACGCTGCCGCCGCCGACCTGCGCCGTGATGCGGAAGGTGCCGTCGCTGGTCAGGCAATAGCCCACCGGCCCCTCTGGAAGCGTCACGGACGCCCAAGCCCCGCTTTCCCACTTTTCCACAATCATCGAATTGATCGGGGAAAGGGGAGGCACCCAGACCTCATCCTCGCCGCCCTCGATGATCCAGATCACTTCGCGGGTGGTGTAGCGGGTGCGGATATAGCTTTCGATCCGCTGCCAGACCTGATCGCTACCGGGGTCGCGGTGAAAGTGTTCATCGAACATTGCGTCCGCTTGATCCACGCCGCCGAGCCAGCGGGGCGTTATGCTGCGATATGTGGCCGGAATGGCCTCCGCCTCTTTGATGAGCTCCACCATGTCAGCGCCTCCACCGATCACCGGCCACCCACGGGCCGAGTTTTTGCAGGACGCTTTCATCCACGTCCCAGTTTCGGGCCTCGACCATTGCCGAGGGATAAGCCCCGCGCGTGACCGCCGAGACCTCGAACAACTCCGCCGAGGTGATTGTGCGCTGCATCACGTCGCCCGATTGGGTGACACGCTCGCCGCCCTTGGCCACGCGAAAGCCCGGACTGAGGCCCCGGATAAGCCCCGCCTCATGGGCCGCCAGAAAGTCGCGCGCCCAGGTCGTGCTGCCTGCCACGGTAGCCTCGAAGGTCAGGGCTTGCTTGTCCTGAAGGATTTCGAGCGTCCCCGCGTCTCGGCTAGCCAAGGGCTTGCCGTGGTCGTGTTGGAACAGGAACAGCGTGTCCGCGCGGGGAGACAGGCCCCCCGGCGCGATGGTTTCAAAGTATCCCGGCGCAAGTTCCGTCCGGGTGTCATAGGGGAAGCGGCCCGCAACGCGAACCGCTCCACCCTCTTGGCGAACCTCAAGCCCGCCCTGCGCGCCGCCCCAGAGCATTATGCGCCCTGCAACCCGGTCAGGATTTCGATCTGCGTCCCGCGCGCGACGGTCACGTCTGCCGTGATCAAGCCCGTCAGGCGAAGCCCGCCGGACTGTGCGTCGGTGAACGGGTCGCGGATCAGATCAACACCGCCCCAAGTCGCCACAAAGGCCGGAGGCAGGCCGCCCGCACTGGTGGCCAGAATGGCCGTGGAGGCTTCCGGCGAGCCGGTCGGGGCTTCCAGCGCGTTGGTGGTCATGGACAGGTTGCCCGCGCCCATGGCCGCGATAACCCGATCCCACTCCCACATCGGCGCCGCCGTCGATGCAGCTTGCGCCTCAAGAGCATCCCAGACCTCGGGACGGATCAGCGCCCGGATTTCGGTCGGGCTGGCTACCGCGTTGGCCTGCATGAACCGCACCACGGCCTTGCGGAACGCCGCATAGGTCGGGGCCGCGTCGATTGGCGTCTCGGTGATCCCGTAGGCCGATGCGCCGGGGATGATGCCGAGGGGCTGGCCATCTGCACCGGTGCCGAGGAAAACGGCCTTGTCCATGCCGACACGGATTGCGCCGAGCATGTCGCGCCGCATGGCCGCTTCCAGCCCAGCGCCGGACTGCTTCATGGCCTTGCGGGTCAGGCGCAGTTGCACCCCGAACGTGTTGTCAGGGGCCAGCGACTTGTCCACGGTGGTGAAGGCTTGCGGGTCCGCGACATTGCCGCCCTCGGTCGCAGCCCACCCCGCCGCAATGGCACTGGAGACAACCGGGTATTCCCGTTCGCCCATCCCGATATTGATTGCCTGCACGCCCATCCGGCCTGCAACGGTCGGGGCAAACAGCCGATCGATAATCGGCATGGTCTGCATCGGATCAGGAGTGCCGGCGGACGTGGTGGCGCGCTGTTCCAGAGCCTCGAAGGGAACCGGGATGCCGCGATAACCACCAGCGCTCCGCAGTTCCTCGACCATCTCAGCCGTGGCCCCGTCCAGCTTGCGACCTTCGTCCAAGGCAAGCGCGACCTGGCGCACCTCGAACCGGCCTGCCATTTCGGCCCATTCGGTTTCCGAGCGGGTTTCGAGTTCGGCCCCGGCTTCGCGGCGTTCTTCATCCTCGGCCACCAGCGCGGCGCGGTATTGGGCTTCATTGGTGCGGTATTCCGCATCGAGCTCGCCCATCTTGCGCACCTCGTCTTCCGAGGGCTTTTCGATGTTGGCCAGTTCGGCCAGCGATTGCCGGATTTCAGACCGGCGCAATTCCAGTTTCTTAGATGTCAGCATGTCTTTTCCTTTGCTCGACAGGGTTGCGCTGCATGTCTCGCAGCAGGTCGCGCCACTCTTGGCGCTTCGGAGGCAGGGGTTTGTGCCCGCACTCCAATCTCGTTTTTTTCGTGTGACACCCGGCGCAAAGCACTTGCAGATTGCCGAGCGCATAGGCGAGGTGCGGATGCGTCCTGACCGGCTCGATGTGGTCCACCTCAAGGCGATGCCGCGAACCGCACTGGACGCAGGCCCAGCCGTCGCGGTCCAAGGCTTGCATCCGCAGGGCCTTCCAGCGGGGGCCGCGCGTGACGTGCCGTGAATGCCGGTGGTGTTCTTTTCTCAGCCCCATGCGATGCGCCCTCCACCTGAGACCGGGGCACGCTTCATCCGCACGCCCTGCGCCACCGCCAGCACCGTGGCCGCGACAGGATCGATCCGCCCCGTAGAACGGCCCGCCGCCAGCTTGTGATTGCCCGCCGGGTCCACCAGCGTGATTGCGTCCGCGAAGGCCGAGCGCAGCAGCAGGGAAGGCGTGGTCAGCACGTCGCCCTCGAACACCGCCCGGCGCAGGCGTTCGCAATCTTCGCTGCCATCCTTCCAGCCGAACCCGCGCCAGATCGTCGGCACCCGATCAAGGCCCGCGTCGCGCAGCGCTTCCAGAAACTCGGCATGTCGGAACCGGTCGCCGCAGATCGCCGCCGGGTTCTGCCCGTCCAGCTTCGCCACCACGTCCGCCATGAACCGGCCCACGGGCACGGTCGTGTCGCCCATCGTGACCAGCTCGCCCCGGTCGTGCATCTCGACATAGCGGCCTGACACGCCGTCAGCCTGCCCACGATCCGCAAGGCCGGGTTTGCAGGGGAAGGCCCCAAAGCACTCCAAGCGGCCACTCTCAGGCCAGTAGAGCGCCGCTGCGCTCATGCTGCGCGACCCGCCGAGGTCCACACCCAGAACAACGGGGCCGTCACGCGGGGGCAGATCGTCAGGCGAGACCTCGCAGCCGAGCCATTCGTCCACCGTCAACAGGACGGACCTGTCATCGCTGGCCACGCGCTCATTGCGGTTGAGGTTGCGGAAACTCGAAAGGGCAGACCCGCCGCGCGCAATTGCCCGCCGCGCCTGTGCCGTCAGCCACTCGGGCGAGGGGCCGATACCCTCCTTAGCGCCGGGGTTGGCCACCAGAAGGCTATCCAGATCGTCAGGCGGCAAGCCGGGGTCGGGGCGATGCTCCTGCACGTAGGTGCCGGGGGGCGGTTCATCCATCCACCGGCTGAACGTGTTCGCATCATCGGGCGCGCTGGTGGAGATTATGAGCGCCCGACCATCCCGCTTGCCGAGGCCCGACAGAATGGCGTTCTCGAGCGCGTCGCCCTTTTCCCGCTCCCATGCGGCCCTTTCGTCCATCACGGCCAAGGTGGGCGCGCCGCCCAGAATGGACTTGCCGTCCGCCGCGATCACACGCGCCAGCCCGCCGCCGTTGGCCTCCGTCTCGACCTCAAGCCGCGACCCGCGCCGGATATTGAATTGCTCCCGCTCTTCTTCGGGCAGCCCCTCGATAAACCCCACCAGAAAGGCGAAGGCCGTCTTCGCCTGGTCACGGTTCCGCGCCGCGAAAATGATCTCCCGCTTGGGCTGAGGCGCAATCTCGCCCATCAGGTGGCCAAGGCTCAGGCCAGCCGAGAGGGCCGTCTTGGCGGCGCCGCGCCCGATGCTCAAGATCGCCGCCTCGGTATCCTTGGCGAAGGCACCACGCACGAATTGCTTTTGATACGCCGCCAGCCGCAACGGTTTCCCCGCCAGCCGCCCCTCGGGGACAATCAGCTTGGGAAGGAACCGCAGGGCCGCCGTGGCCTCTTTCGATGCACGTGCCAT